CCAATTGAATCTGATCCGCTAGGTTTAACATCACTCTGACCACCAGTGGGTTGAATAAATCCAACCTGCTCCCTAGGTGCAGCGACGGTAGTAACAGCAGGAACTGCTTTTTCAACTGCTGCTGAACTTGGAAGTTTGACATCTGGTTGTCCAGCACCACCACCTTGAAGTGTGTAGTAATCATCAACAGGAGGATTAGGTGACAATTCACAACCAAATAAATTCATAGTAAGATTTTCAAATCCAAATGCCGAAGTAAGACTACCAGATACATCTGGAATTTTATTCATAAGTCCGTCAAGTGCTCCGCTAACACCAGCAAGTTGTTTCTGAATATCATCTAAGAAACTATCAAGATTCTGAATAAGTGAATTATTTGCTTCATCAATCTCTGGTTGAGCAGAGGCAAATACTTGTGCTGTGATGTCCTCTGCATAACAAGGCGGAACTTTAGGTGCTAATCTTCTATATGCATCATCATCACCGTTTGAATTGGCAGCTGCTGCCTTTGCTTTCTCTTCCAGTCCAGCAAGGTTCAACGCTTTATCAAGAACACCTCCAATTAAACCCTCAAGACCCTGAGTGAGTTTATTATAAAGACAAAGAATTAACTCCGTGAGCATCTTCTTCATGTCTGCAAAAAGATATCTCATACTAGATGGCAAAGCAGCAACCACAGATGTGAGTGCTTCATTTAGTTTCTTCATTACATATTCCATGACTTTATCAAGCATGGGTTTGATATACTTTGCAATCTCACATGCAGCATTCCTTAGAATTTGCTGAATGTCTTCAATCGTGCTTGATACCTTATCAATATAACTTTGAAATGTGTTTACATACTTTTCTATCTTCTTAACAAGATTGTCAAGCACAGTCTGTAATCCCTTGGAGTTTGATTGTGGGAAACTACAAACACTCAACATTACCTTCTTCTGACGGTAGTGATCATTTCTTTTTGTGTCAGCAGCAGAGATGACAGTTACGTCATCAACACCCTCAAGTGTTGGTCCAGGTTGAACTGGTGCAACAGGTGAGTTTGCTGCTTTCTTACGATTACGGATACCCTCAGCGACTCTCCTCTGCTTCAGATCCTCATACTCTGGACTACCCTTTTCGTATCCGAGTGCTTCTGCTTCAGCAATTGCACTTCGCATATCAGCAAATTGCTCTTTAGTTAGAGGTTTGCTGGGGTCTAACCCATACTGATTAAGTTGAGTACCAGGAGATGGTTCCGCTTCTTCCTGCTGCTGTGCTTCAGATTTAGGTTTGGTAACCTTGAGATCATCATCAGGGACAACTGGATTAGGACCACCTTCGGCTGGTGTATTAGGGGGTGGATTTCTACCCTCTGCATATCCACTTGCAGCAAGATTACCAGGTGTATTGTTAGTGACTCTATTGTCACCTATCTTTGCGGATAATGGAACCTGAACATTATGTCCAAGCACACCCATAATAACTGGTATTTGTTGTTCTTGCCCATCAAGGAAGAATCCAAATACCATCATACCTTGTCTCAGGTTTGATGTATGACTGGCAGAGGTTTGTCCACCTCCACCAGTCACAGGGTACATGATTTGTGCCCAGGGTAGATCGTTGGAATCGATCTCTTCTTCACCTTGATCGTGAAGACCTATGATTCTTACCTTATATCTTCTACCCCAACCATCTGGTTTTTTAGTGTCTTTATGAGGGCCAGGCAGGATGTTATCTCTCCAAGTGGCATCGTCAGCAATCTGACCTATCCACCAGAGAAAACTGGAACCTAAAAATCCTGGATTAAATAATGACCCTCCTTCCATCAATCTTCGTAAATCCTACACTCGTCTGCTTCTGGATTCTCATCACAATACATTTCAAATGCGGTTGGATCATGGTCATCATCTGGGTGTGCTGCCTGATACAATTCCAGGTGGTGCAGCTCATCCTCTGTGTGACGACGCATCTGTGGGGAGATAGTAGGATCCTCCAAAAGATCTTTATCGTCGTTGATGTGTTGTTGAATAGATTTGTCGCTCATAATGGAATATTGGTAGTGTGGTTTCCTTTTCTTCCGAAAGAGTCTCTAACAAGATTCAATTTCGTGTATGTCTCTTTTGTTGATATGTAATGACATAAGTCAGCTATAATATATAGACCTCCATACTCCTTATTAATTTGATCATTTTTTTCAGCATTTCTACCAGGAGTGTCTATAAAAACAACATCTCCTGCATGTAAACTGAAGTCACCAGCGATTGTTATTGTTTGCATTCCAGCAAACATCTGGTTATACCTACGAATTGCTTGATTCAGAACCTGAGGTGTTTCAAAGTTTTGCTCCTTTGCTTTTGATATTTGCTGAGAACTTGATCCACTTGGAAGGGTTCCAGTATCTGCCAACATGTAAGTTGTTCTTGTAAAGTCAGTATCAAATTTTTTATTGAAGGTTGGTAGGTCCTTACCTCCAAGTTTAGTGCCCGATTTAGTTTCGTCAGCAGTTTGTTTTATTACTTGATAATTGCAAGTGTATGGGTCAAAAATAACCAACCGAGTGCTGTATGCTCCCATTTGAAATTTTGATTGAGCATCAATTGCATTGTCTGCTTGCTGAGAAAGAATCTTTCCATTATACCCAGAAGGAACTTTTCCATTACTATCTGGTGTTTCATTATAGATAAAAGATTTTTTCTTCTCTTGGGCAAACAATCCATCAATAGATTTAAATTTAAATCCTTCAGAAGTTTCAACGAAGAAGAATCCAGCACTTGATCCTTTCTTTCCTGCATTTTCAGGTATGGAAGTTTTAGATAACCAATTCAAAGCATAGTATGGTTTTCTATTGTTGCCAATAAAATTATAGTTGTTACTTGTGTTTTCAATATCAAGTTTTTTCTTTGTTTTTAAAAATGATTTTAATATCTTTGTGATGTGGTCTGATATTCTACCATCAAACCTGACATTTAGTCTAGAGTTACCTTCTTCATTTCTTATAAACTCCTCCGATACCATGTTCAACTGAACGGATGATTTTCTAGTATCCTCATCAATAGGTGTTACCTTATTGACATACATCTTAAGTTTAATTTTATTCTCTTGGTTGTCTTGGAAAGCAATATCAACTTCCTCAGTTCCAACTAAAGGCAGTCCTTCTATAGCAGATTTTCCATCAACAGCACCACCAGTATCTACAAAGATGACCTCTGCTTTTATCGTGTCTTGTAGAATGCTTTCATAATACATCATCCTAAACAATCTAGGACCAGGAGCATTTGTTCCACCTAGTAAACTAATCTTTTTGTTTTCATCCTTGTTAGACGTTATTTCTAACTTTGTTATTGAGGAAGTTTCCGCTGTCTTTGATGTTCCTTTAGTTTCCATATCCTATGCTCCTTTATAAAGAATATCTGTTGGACTACTACTTTCCACAGCACCAGAGACTGGTAAGTATGCTACGCCACCTTCTCCTTGACTGTACATTTGTTGAGAACCACCACTCTGTTGTGGCATTAAAATTGTTTGTTGACTGAGAGCATCATAAGGAGCATACTCACGGATCGCTTTCACAATACCTTCATAACTGTTTGCCTCATTGATTGCAAGCAACATTTGCTTGGCAGGTCCAGCACTATCTGGGTCAATGACTATCTCTCCTTTATGTAGGAGCGCATAGAGATCTTTTGGTACGACACCACCTCTTCTATATGCAATGTGAACATGGTCATCATGGTTACCTTTAGGATCATTCCCAGCATGAATCAATTCAACAGGACTAACTCCATTTATTCGGTTGAATTTCTTTATTGCCTGTAAGATTTTTCCTTGCTCATGAGGGTATGCTCCGATATCAATAGCACGATCATAATTATGATAAGAATTATAGGATCTTCTAAATGATCCACCAAAATCTGGGTGCTCAGTAACTGCTTGGAAATCTCTAGGAGAACTTAATTCTTTATATAACCATCTGCCAAGATCACCTGAAATTTTAGTTCCTCTACTACGTGGTCCTGGTGTTCCACTAGATCTTCTTGTAGATCCTGTAGAT